TAAACAAATGTATAGAAGGATAGGACGTTATGGCAATTAAAGGTGCAAAAAAACAAAAATCATCTGGGGAGCTGTATAAATTTCTTGAAGACAGAACTTTTGATGAGTATAAGAAAGCTGAAAAAAAGTATAAAGATCGTGGACAATCTGGTATAGACGCGGAGCTTGCTGAGAACAGGGAAAGCGTAAAGGCCCAATTGCGAGATGAAAAATTTGTTTTTCAGTATGGCAAAGACGCGCCCAAGGCCCGTGGCTTTGGTACAAAAGCTTATTCTAATCCACCTCGCAAACCAAAAATGTAAAAATGACCGCAAAGGAAGAACTAAGGGAAGTCTCGCAACAGCTAAGAAAAGCCTCCAAGCTGCACAAGCAGCAATCAGAGAAGGTGGCAGCGATTAGCCGTAAGGAGTACGCAAAGGGAGGAGGAGTCAGGAAGCCTGATGTGATGCCCAAAGGCAAGGGAATGAAGCGACCGACTAAGCAGGGCGCTGGCATGACCGAGAAGGGTATCAAAGCATATCGCAGGGCTAACCCCGGCTCCAAACTGCAGGGCGCTGTTACTGGTAAAGTAAAACCCGGTAGCAAAGCTGCGAAGAGACGTAAGTCCTTCTGCGCTCGTTCTGCAGGACAGATGAAGAAGTTTCCCAAGGCGGCTAAAGACCCGAATAGCCGTCTGCGTCAGGCTAGAAAACGTTGGAAGTGCTAGCCCAACCTTAGTAGAGAGTAGTATGGCTTATTTAGCCTCGAACATCCCACACTTTAAGTGCTGGGTGCGTAAAGAGTTTACACATAATCACGTAGAGTATGAGGGCGAGTACCTTCATGCGCTAGCCATAGCAGTAAACACGATACCGGACAGGTGCCTTAGTTTTAACGTAGTGTTTACTGGCTGTGAAGAAGAAGAGAACATTCACGGCGGGGCTATGTGGGCTAGAATGCCCATCACAGCATTAGTCGCTGATAGTATTCTTGAAGAGTGGCCTGAGAAGATGCCCACTCACTTTGCACAACCTTGGGACTGCTCCTCCAGAAATCACGCAGTCTTTAGCATGGACAGAGTATCGTCTAGCCCTTGGATGTGTAAGATAGGGGGAGAGTTTTATACAGGTCGGTATATGTTCACTGTGGACTACACCGACAGTCACATTTCAGACGACCCAGCGCAGCACAAACAATCTCATGTGCTAGAGCTAATAGACGCAGGAGAGTTTACAGGGAATATAGTCGCTCTCCCCAACAACAGGGTACGAGTTACAAATCCTGCTTTGTGGGTTACAGGCGAAGGTCCACCAGACTTTGTTCCTAGTCAACACATACACAGCGCAGAGATTAATGATAGTTACATGGACCCCAGCATTACATTTGATAACTTATACGCAAAGGATTAGAACCAATGGCTGCTAAGAAGAAGACTAAATACATGGCTAAAGGTGGCAAGACCACCAAGGGCATGGCTAGAGGCGGTGCTATGAAAAAAAGCAAAGGCATGGCTAAAGGCGGTAAAAAAACTAAATACATGGCTAAAGGTGGCAAGACTACTAAAGCTATGGCTAGAGGCGGTGCCGCAAAGAAAACTACTAAGGGTATGGCTCGTGGCGGAATGGCGCGTAGAACGGGTATGAATGCTCGTGATGTAGACATGATGGCGCGTGGCATGAGAATGATGGCAAAGGGTGGACCCGTAACCGCAGCGCAGAGGAAAAACCTGCCTCCTAAGCTTGTAAAAATTCTTGAGCAGAAAAGTGGCAAAAAGAAAACCTGATCCAAAAAAAGGAACAGGCAAAAAACCAAAGGGTTCTGATCGAAGACTTTACACGGATGAGAACCCCAAGGACACTGTTAGTATAAAGTTTGCTACTCCTGCAGAAGCAAGAGCGACCGTTGCAAAGGTAAAAAGAATAAACAAACCTTTTGCAAGAAAGATACAGATACTAACTGTAATGGAACAACGTGCAAAGGTCATGGGTAAGACACAGGTTGTTTCCATAGCTAAAAAAGGAAAAGAGGCGATACGCAATGCCAGCAAAAAAAGCAAAGCCAAAAGCAAAAAAAAGTAGCAAGTCTCCTACGCCTAAAAACAAAGCTCTGTACGCAAGAGTGAAGGCAGAGGCTAAACGTAAGTTTAAAGTCTACCCCAGCGCATATGCAAACGCTTGGTTAGTCCGCACGTACAAGAAACGGGGCGGGACTTACTAATGAGCCTCAAGGAGTGGTTCGGCAAAGGCCCCAAAGGGGACTGGGTAGACATTGGTGCGCCAAAGAAAGGCGGCAAGTTTCAGGCTTGCGGTCGTTCTTCTGCATCTAAATCTAAACGTGCCTACCCCAAGTGTGTGCCGCGCTCCAAGGCCAAGTCCATGACGGCAGCGGAAAGAAAGAGTGCCGTTGCTCGTAAAAGGGCCAAGCCACAAGGCGTCGGCGGTAAGCCGACGAATGTCGCCACGATGAAGAGGAAGAAGTCAGTGAAAAAGAAAAAGATGCAGATGGGAGGCGTAGTGGGCAACCCGGATATGTCCGCAGCCATGGGCGCAGGTACAATGCAGCAAACTCCCGGCCAGACCTACATGAAGAAAGATAAAGGCGATCTCATGTCAGGTATGTATGGTGGAGGTATTGTTTCTGGTATAAAAAATATTAAAAAAGAATATGCAATGGGTGGAGGAGTACGCAAAGTACGTTACTGATGGCACAGGAAGGACTTTTACCCACCAAAAAGAAAAAACGCCAGCTAACAGAAAAACAGCTTGCGTATCTTGATGCACTCATGGATAATGGTGGCAACAACGCTGCAGCTTTACGTGTAGCAGGTTACTGTGAAACCACTGGTAAAGCAGTCATGAACTCTCTAGCTGATGAGATTGTAGAGAGGGCAAAGAACATGTTAGCCGCTAACTCTGTAAAAGCAGCGGCGGGTCTGGTGAACGCACTAGACGATGACGGAACTATCCCACGCGCTGAACAACGTATCAAAGCAGCGGAGTCTATTCTCAATCGAGTAGGGGTAGGTAAGCACGATAAGGTTGAACATAATGTTACTGCTTTACACGGAGTGGTTCTTCTTCCGGCGAAGTCGGGGCAAGTGGACCCTGTTATCATAGACCATGAATAAAATTTATGTAGAAGTTACACTATCACGAACCAGAAAACCCTTGAGCTATCCCTGCTATATTCGTGGCAAGGGTAAGTTTTACAAAAGCACTGAGATAAAACTTACAGAAGATTTTATGACACGCGCTTTTGCAATTGACCGTGGAATTATTCCTAGCAACCAAGAAGCATACGAATGGTGATTTGCTATGGCTAGCCAAAAACAAGAACTAAAGCAGGCTGTCACCGCTATCAGGGATGGTTTAAAGTATCAGATTGATCAGTCTGAGAAAGCACAAGAGACGGCTTTTACCGCTCGTTCACGGGACATTGGTATTACTAACCCTGATATAGAAAAAGATATAAGCAGAGAGCAGCTAGCAAAAGGTGCTATGGGGGCTGCTTATATAGCCGCAGATTACTTTCTTAACCCTGAAAAGTATTCTGCCAGAGCGTTGAAGGACAAGGCGTCCAGAGATGCGGTAAAAGAGATTGCCCGTCAGGGCGAGAAGTTTGTTAATCGCCAGCTACCGGAGGGTCTAAACCTCAATCTTGATTTTAAGGGTATGGGCCTTGAGGAAGCTCGGCGCAGACCACCCGCTGTAGGGGCGAGATATGAAAGACCTGTTGATTTTGGAAGAGTAAAAGGAACAGCGGGTGTTCGAGGCAGGTACGACCCGGAAAGTGGCGAAAGCTATATTGGAGCTAGATTCACAGGTAAGTTTGCAAAGGGAGGCAAAGTAAAACCATACGCCAAAGGCGGTGGGGTTCGTAAACCAAAGTTAAAGTAATGGCAACAAAGAAAAAGAAGACAAGCGGCAATAGTAAAATAGTATTTCATAAAGGTAAAACTCTTGGACGATTTAGATCACCAGAGCGAAGGCACAAAAAGAATATCCGAAGAAAGCCCCCTGCCTTTGGTTGATAAAGCTGACGTAAGAGAAGAGCCTGTCAAGCGCAAGCGTGGCCGTCCCAAGTTAGCCGAGGGCGAGAAGGGTAACTATCGTCTCTCTGCAAAAGAAAGAGCAAGACGAGCTTCTGCCGCTGCGGTTCGCAACGCGGATAGGGCAAAGAAGAAAGCACAGAAGAAAGCATCTAAGGCCAAAGAGAAGAAAGACAGCATCAAGAAAGTTGAACAGGCTTTGTTTAACAAGAATGGTGCTAAAGTCATTGAAGATACCACACTACAGAATGTACCAAAACCCGTAAGGGAGTTAGTAGAGGATGAGGCAGAGGTTATCTTCAAACCAAATGAAGGGCCGCAGACTGACTTTTTGGCAAGCCCTGAAAGGGATGTTTTTTATGGTGGGGCTGCTGGCGGCGGCAAGTCTTATGCTCTTCTTGCTGATCTGCTTCGTTACTGTGGCAACCCCAATCATCGCGCCCTTATTATTCGTCGTACTTTGGATGAGCTTACAGAACTGGTTGATAAAAGCAAACAACTCTATCCAAAAGCTTTTCCCGGTGCCGTATTCAGAGAGTCCAAGGCCATGTGGCAGTTCCCGTCCGGGGCTACGGCATGGTTCTCCTACCTCGACAAAGACAAGGACGTAACACGCTACCAAGGTCAGGCTTTTACTTGGATTGGTATTGACGAGATAACGCACTACCCAACTCCCTACGTGTGGGAGTATCTGCGCTCCAGACTTCGTACAACGGACCCGCAGATTGACGCATATATGCGCTGCACAGGAAACCCCGGAGGGGTAGGTGGCTGGTGGGTCAAGAAGATGTACATTGACCCTGCACCGCCTAATACACCTTTTGCAGCTACCGATGTTGATACAGGTAACGCTCTTTTGTGGCCTGAGACAGCAACTAACGGTAAAGCAGGTCAGCCGCTGTTTCTTCGTAAATTCATTCCGGCGCGTCTGACTGATAACCCCTACCTCGCTGAAACTGGTGAATACGAAGCCATGTTGAGGTCGCTCCCAGAAGTCGAACGAAGGCGGCTTCTAGAAGGGGATTGGGATGTCGCAGAGGGAGCGGCGTTCCCAGAGTTTTCCCGCAGCATTCATGTTGTGGAAGCCTCACAGGCACAGATACCCCACGGCTGGTTACGCCTTCGTGCAGCAGACTACGGGTATGCCGCCCCCTCTTGTGTCCTGTGGGGCGCAGTTGATTGGGATGATACCCTTTGGATTTACAGGGAGTTTTATGGCAAAGGTCAAACTGCAGAGAGCCTAGCCAACATCATTGTAAATCTTGAGGGAGGTGATCCCGGCATGTACTACTCGGTGCTTGACTCTTCCTGTTGGAACAGGACAGGCACCGGACCTTCAATCGCTGAAACTCTCATTCGTTGTGGAGCTAGGTTTACTCCATCAGATAGAAACAGGATTGCAGGTAAACTAGAACTACACAGGCGTTTGCAGGTAGACGAGTTCACACAAGAACCAAAAATAAAGATACTCTCAACCTGCACACATCTGATACGCACTCTCTCAGGGCTACCACTGTCAAAGACAAACCCTGAAGATGTAGATACAAAAGCAGATGACCACGCCTACGACGCTTTGCGATACATGTGCATGACACGCGCAAGAGGACATCTAACCATCAACTCAATGATGAACAAGATGCAAGAGGCAAAGCCAAAACCGTTTGACTCTACGTTTGGTTATTAAGTATGGTTGATAAATCAGGAAGATCAACTTTTCCAGAAAGAAAAGCAGGTGTAGGGCCGGGAAGTCAATTACGCCCCAACGTAACTGATCTGCCTGAAGCTGAATTAAAAAAGCTGGGCGTTAAGAAACCTATCACTATAACGGATAGGGGCGTTGGTCTTATACTGAAGATGATGCAAGAGACGGGAAAAAATGTAAGGGGTTCTATTACTGATCTAACGTCGCGATTCGATGCGTTTAGAAAAGGAAATATAGAAAGGTCAAAAGACTTAGACAGATACATTAAAGACGCTTTTCCTGACGGCATTGAAGGCGTCTTTAAAAGTCTTGATGAGTTTAAAGCGTATGAACAGTTTTTGTATGATAATGGGTTTCTCCAAGACGCTGACCCAGAGTTAAAACGGTTAGATGAGGAATTTAAAAATCTTCCTAAGAGCAGCCAAAATAGGCGCTCCAGAGAAGGTAAAAGACTACTAGATATAAAAGAAAGAGGCGGTGTTCCTGTCATAGTTGGTAGAGATAAGGATGGAAAGCCTATTGAAGACCCAAATAGGACACGCCCCTACAGACTCGCTCTTTCCAAAAAAGGTTTAGAACAGGCTAAAAAAGCGTATCTTCCTATATACGCACAGACAAAAATCACTCCTCCGATTGAGATGCAGGACAGGCAGAGAAAGGCGGCTGCGCGACGAGAAGCCAGACCTGCTATTCCTGAAACACCAACAATACAAGAAAGAACAGCTAAGTTTATTTCACCTCCTGAAGAACAAGAGAAACCACAGCCCAGACCACTTCCCTCTGATGAGCCGAAGCCGATGTCTGAAAGAACTAAAAGCATACTGGGTATTATTAAAAAGGGTGGCAGAGGAACAGCTAAAGCGTTGATTCACGGTGTTGGTCTTGGACTAACAGTTATTGATGAATTAGCCGCAGCAACTCCGGTGGCTGATGCTACAATGGAAGGTTTTGAAGCACGAAAAAGGGCTGGACCCGATTACGAAGAATTAAGAAGTGCTGATGAAGAAGCTTTTTCCGCTATGGAAAAACAACAAGCCTCTGACCGTCTAAAAGGCGCTAGAGGATTTTTATACCTAGATTGATAGAAAGGAAAACCTATGAAAGCGTATGGAGCAGATTACATTATGGGTATGATGAGCAAGCAGGGTGAACTCAGCGAAGCGGCTGAAGGTTCTCTCTACCGTGAAGGTCTTGAGCAGATGCTTATCGGCCCGATTGATCGTGACGCGCTGCAGGTGGACATGCCTCGTCAAGCGACCAACATGGTCGATCCGGCAGTCTTCCGCATGGCTGACGAAAAAGACTACTAAGCAAAGAGGAAAGTCCTATGGAGGATTCACCTTTAGGCGATATCACAGCAGCAGCTTTTGTTGATGAGGCTTCTACAAATGTAGTTGGCACTGTTAAGTCAAAGTTTGAAGAAGCAGAGCATGGCCGCTATCAGCATGAACAACGCTGGCTAAAAGCCTACAAAAACTTTAGAGGTATCTACGACTCTACAACTCAGTTCCGTGAATCTGAGAACAGTAGAGTGTTCGTTAAGATTACCAAAACAAAAGTTCTCGCTGCTTATGGGCAGATGATTGACGTGCTTTTTGCTAACAAAAAGTTCCCAATCGTTGTTGAGCCTAGCCCTGTGCCTGAAGGCGTTGCAGAGTTTGCACATCTAAGCAAAGCTCCTGTACCTCCACAGCAGGAAGAAGCACCTATGGCAGACCCCTATGGTTTTCCCGGCGATGGCCGCGAAATGCCACCGGGGGCTACTGAGGCTTCTCCGCTAGCAGGACTAGCCGAAAAGTATGAGGGCATTGATCTGCAGGAAGGCCCAAGCCGTTTGGGTGAGCCGCAGATATCTCCTTCACGCGAAACAGCACGGCACATGGAAAAGCTCATCCATGACCAACTGCATGAAAACAACGCCACGAACATACTGCGCCACTCTCTCTTTGAGTGCGCCCTTCTTGGTACAGGCATTGTAAAAGGACCGCTCAATGAGAGTAAAACTCTACATAGATGGGATAACGATAAAAACTACAACCCATATAAAAAGCTTGTACCCCGTCTTGAGTCGGTTTCATGCTGGAACTTTTACCCAGACCCCACCGCTACTAGTGTGGATGATTGCTCCTATGTAATTCAGCGCCACCGACTAAACAGGTCGCAGATGCGGGACTTGATGGACAAGCCGTTCTTCAATCCTGATGCTGTTGCAACCTGTCTGAACGCTGGTCCTAATTACACGGACAAATACTTTGAAGACACTATTCGTGCCGAGAGCTTGGAAGACCTCGCTGCCGTTGACAGGTATGAGGTGCTTGAGTTCTGGGGTAACATGGACAGCCAGCTTGTAGAAGAGATGGGCATACCTATGGCAGTTAGTGATCTTGCAGAGGTGCCTGTCAATGTGTGGGTTTGTGGCAATGAGGTTCTACGATTAGTCCTCAATCCGTTTGTACCTTACCGTATTCCATACTTTGCAACGCCATATGAAATCAACCCCTACCAGTTGTTTGGCGTTGGTATACCTGAGAACATGGAAGACGCCCAGCTACTAATGAATGGTCATGTAAGAATGGCTATTGACAACTTAGCACTAGCTGGTAATGTAGTATTTGATGTAGACGAGGCATCTCTTGTACCCGGACAGAACTATGATATTTATCCGGGTAAAGTGTTTAGGCGTCAGTCTGGTGTCACTGGTACAGCCATCAACGCTGTAAAGTTTCCAAACACCGCTGGCGAAAACATTCAGATGTATCAGGCTGCACGACAATTAGCCGATGAAGAAACTGGACTGCCCAGCATTATGCACGGACAAACGGGTGTGTCTGGTACAGGACGTACCGCTGCAGGACTAAGTATGTTGCTGGGCGGTGCTAACCTCAGTGTAAAAACTGTAATAAAAAATGTTGACGATTTTCTTCTCAAGCCGCTTGGTGAGTGCATGTTCTTTTGGAATATGCAGTTTACTGATGACCGTCCTGAGATACAGGGAGATTTGGAGATCAAGCCACAGGGAACCGCTGCTGTTATGCAGAAGGAAGTCCGTAGCCAGCGTCTAACCGCGCTGCTACAGACAGTGGCAAATCCCATGCTTGCACCGTTTATCAAGATTCCAAATCTTGTGCGGGAGCTAGCCATTGCACAGGACATTGATCCTGATCTGTTGGTAAATGATATCAACGATGCACAAATCTTTGCAGAAGTATTGAGAGGATTAAATGCTCAACAAGGAAACATGCCAGACCCTGCTGCCGCTGGTGAACAATCAGGCGGCATGGGGCAGTCTGGAGGACTACCTCAAGGATCTCAAGAACAGGCATCAGGCCCTGCTGGTGGTGGAGAAATCGGACTCAGAGATGCGCTCTCTGCAGGGCAAGGTGCAGGTGGTGGATCACCTCCTATCCCTGAAGACGCAGGTTAATACTCAACAGAAAGAATACAGCAAACGTGGCGACTAACATAGCAGAAGCACTTCAAGGAGCAGGAGCGGTATCCGCTAAACCTGTGACTATGGAAGCTATTCCTGAAGCTACTATTGACGTAGGCGGTGGTTCTCAGTCTCTTGATATTGAGGGGCTAGGGGTCAAGCGTCGAAAGGACGATCTATCTGTAGCTACAGCTTCTACATCACAGTTAGCTATTGAAGATTTGTTTGGTGATCTTCTTGATGAAGTTAACTTCTCTGATCCTAGCAGTGTAGATGCTTTTAGAGAAAGTGCGGCTAGCCGTATCAATGAGTTTGACTTAAATACCTTTAGTAACATCTTAGGCGAGGCGTCCACAGTTGCCAGTGATCTTGCTACCCTTACATCACAATTTCAGGGAAACCTACAGCCACAACAACAGTTTGAACAGGTTTTTGGAACTCCTGACACTACATCAAGCGATGATGCTGGAGATATTGGTCTTGATACAGCGACAAGCACAGAAGCTCAAGATATATCTGATCTCACTAATCCGGGGTTGGCTGCTGGTCTTGTTGGAGGCGCTTTTGGAGCCATTGGTCCGGGTGCTGGCCTCAGCGGTTTGGGTACTAGTCTAGCTTCTCAAGCATTATCAGACACAGGTGTTGCAGGTGTGTTTGGAGGTTTCAATAGTGTGAAAGACGCACTAAATACAGAAATAAATGATATTCCTAGCGCAATTAATGCGACTGCTAACGCTCTTTCAGTTGGACGACAGGCTGCAAGCGTAACCAATCTTGTTAATAGCAACGTAACCATAACTGATTTATTTGATCGCGCAACTAAGAATGTTGAAGAATTTATAGGGGGTATAGTTTCAGCCGTTACAAATCCTGCACAAACGCTAGAAGCTTTTGGCTTAGAGATGGCGTATGGCACAACGACTCCTGACTTGTATTCTTTTAACTTTCCCGGCGGTCAAATGAATTTTGCGTTTGACAAAAAAACGGGTAAGATAGCTGTTCCCGGAATGGTTAATACTATAGTGTCTAGAAGTCCACTAGGAACATTTTATAGTCTTGCTCAGAGGGGTCTAAGCGCGGTTGGCTACACTGACGCGATGGCCGATAGAAATCAGTCTGCAGTAAATGCCTTTTCTATGCCGGGAGTAACTCTAGGTGCAATGTCGGTTCATAATAGTAATACCGAGGCTTCAATAGGAGTAGACCCTGAAACGGGCGCGGCTAGTACAGTAGGCGCTTTTAGTGCTGTTGATATGAGCCAACAGGGCTATGGCATGGTTGGTTTTGATCTTGGTGCTGTGGCTAGTGCCATAGGAACAGGCACAATAAGCGATTTAGATTTTACTGATTTTCAAGATGCAGCTATAACTGGTCATCTTGGTCATGGGCCGTTAGATTTTGGTGAAGAAGAGGTTGTAGCACAAGCTATAGCAGCAAATTTTTCAGAGGCAGGATTAGACACAGCGCAGGGCATAGCTTCTGCCGCAGAACGAGCAAGTCAGGCTACAGCAGCTTTTGCAGCTAATCTCGAAGCTTTTACAGGTTTAGATATAACCGCACTTGGGGCAGTAGATGTTGCAGGTAGGGCTGGTGCGTTGAATGCTTCTCAAGCTGCTGCAGTTAAAGCTCAGGCTGAGTTAGACCCTTACGGCGTACTGGCGGCTAGAACCTATACCGCCACTCCTCCCGGCATAGGTATGACTATGCAACAAAAAAGAGAAAAAGTTCAAGAACAATTTGTAAAAGATTATGAAGAAGCATCGGTAGCAGCAGCCCAAGCCGCTATAGACGCTTACAATAGCCCAGAAGCAACTAATAATCCTGATTCTATAGAAATTGCTACTAGAACAATGGCAATAACAGGTCGTAATACTGTTAATTATGCTAGAGATAAAGCGGTCGTTGATGACGTAGCT